CTTACGGTTGCCTCTGTAATAGCAAGCTTCGATAAATGGGGATGGTAAAAAATCTGACCATCCACATATACTCTAAAGATACTCATAGGCATCCCTCCCGGTAACGGAAAGTAGTACTTCCATCACTCTCGATTTTGATGCTGTTATCTCCAAAGCTAAGCTGCAGCTCTGGAATTTCCCATGTGCCACTGCTCAGTGTTCTGCGGAAAGTATCTGTTCCAATTTTCCAAGACATCGTGGTTTCCGCAGTCGTTATAACCGTAGGAACTACCGGCATATAATCACTTACAAGCACTGCCGTTCCACTTCCGGTAAAAACAACCTGTGTCTCTTCCACATGATACCTGTAGGAATCTGCATCACTGCTTTCCATAACAAGCTGACCCTTTCCGGTAAGTGGATCATAGGAAGAACTCATCTCGATTGTTCCAAGAACATATAAATTGGGTTCTTCACTGCAGATGATTTGACACAGCCTTCCGGCATAGCGATTGCTCACCTTGGAAACCAGTTCATCAAACCTTACTCTTTTTCCCAGCATAGAAAACGTCAGTGTAAAGGCTCTCGGTTCAAAAGATACCAACCCAAGAGCCTCGTTAAACCGGATTGGCGAATTTCGTCCGGGTACGGTAACGGTTTCTGCCTGCGACTTCGGTATGGGAAAATCAATGATTTCTCTTATCCATCCAAGTTTAAGCATGGAAGTGTCGTTAATCAAAATGTCTGGTATCATAGTGCAAGCCTCCTTGTTATTTTCTGCTGTTTTCCAAGACCATTATCGATTGCCGGAAGAAGATGTCCCACCAGTGTTCCATCCTCCAGATAGATTCCCTTCGAACTATTGTCCGC